TGCTTTTGTGTCCGAGCTACAGTCTAAGTTATCTAACATAGAGGAGAACCTACAATCGATATTTCCACCCATCATTACAGAAAGGATCAGTGAAAAGACAGGAAAGAAACTAAAGGATCATGTTGAAGTATTTAACCCTGGCTCTAGAGATCAGATAGGACGTAGACTGACATCGCTAGGCTGGAAGCCTGAGAAGTTTACTGAGACTGGTAAACCTATGGTTGATGAGGTTATCCTGTCTAAGCTACCCTATCCAGAGGCTAAGGCAATGGCTGAGTATCTGCTGATACAAAAACGTATTGCACAGGCTTCATCGTGGCTAGAGCACGTTGCTGACGATGGTAGGGTTCATGGTAAGGTCATCACTAATGGTGCTGTCACAGGTCGTATGACACACCATAGCCCTAACATGGCTCAGGTTCCTGCAGTGACAGCAGAGTATGGTGATGTATCCAGACAAGTATGGACTGTAGATGCTGGTAATGTCTTAGTAGGATGTGACGCTTCAGGATTAGAACTGAGGATGCTAGCTCACTACATGAAAGATGAAGACTATACAAAGGAGGTGATCAATGGGGATGTCCACAGCAAAAACCAACTCGCTGCTGGTCTACAAACCAGACCGCAAGCAAAGACGTTTATCTACGCATTTCTATACGGGGCTGGCCCAGCTAAGATCGGATCAATTGTCGGAGGCAACGCAGATGCTGGTAAGAGGCTTATCGCCTCGTTCCTTAAGAATACGCCAGCTCTCAAAATGCTTAAAGAGAAAGTTGCAAAGTATGCAGAGAAAGGGTTTGTGCCAGGATTGGATGGTCGTAGACTATGGATACGGTCGGAACACGCAGCACTTAATACGCTTCTTCAAGGAGCTGGGGCGATCTGTATGAAACAGGCTCTTATCCATCTTCATGATTCACTGAAGAGGCTTAAGATCCCTGCTAAGTTTGTTGCTAACGTCCATGATGAAATACAGATAGAAGTATTAAAAGAGCATGGAACAATCGTTGGTGAGCTTGCAGTAGACGCTATAGAGCAAGCTGGAGTAACCTTAGGGTTACGTTGTCCTCTGACAGGGGAATACAAAGTAGGTAATAACTGGAAGGAAACTCACTGATGATTACCGATCCACTTAAGATCGATGAACTAACTGTTACCGTTCGCTTTACAAGGAGTGATGATGGTGATATACTGATGGATATAAGTACTGATAAGCTTGTCTCAAATGGTGTGATGGTTACGTTGTTGTACTCTGTTGCTCAGTCAGCAGAGGATAGTGTAAAAGCAGACATCATGGCAATGATGGCAATTGATAAAGCAAAGTTAAACTAAGGAAGATTATGGATATCAAACCTGTACGTATCGAAGCAACCCTTATGTGGCCTTTCCTGGACAAGCCTAATGACATGTCTGGTAAGTATCAAGTAGATCTAACAAACCTGTCAGAGAAGGCTGTAAGGGCTTTAGAGGATATGGGTATCACCGTTCGTAATAAAGAAGGTAAAGGTTTCTTCATCACTGCTAAGAGTAACCATACCATCAAACCATTGGATAAGAATGGTGATGAAGTCTTAGCACATGTTGGTAATGGAACCAAGGCTGTGTGTGTCTTAGGTGCTTACTCTTGGACATTTAAGAACAAGAAAGGTGTATCACCTTCGCTGAAGAAGCTTGTGATCACTGATCTCGTTACTTATAACTCTGCTCCAAAGATGGAGGAGGAAGAGGAAGATGTCCTCTAAACTGCCAATCATTGATGGTGACATCCTCTGCTACAGAGTAGGCTTTGCCTGCAATGAAGAGACTGAGGCTGTAGCCATCAAAACCATGGCAGAGTTGTTGGAAGAGCTGGTCTTTATAGACCTCTCTTCTGATGATTGTGTCGGCTACCTAACAGGATCTAAGAACTTTAGGTATGACATTGCTAAGACACAACCCTACAAAGGAAACAGAAAAGATGCAGCTAGGCCAATTCATCTTCCTCGCCTTCGTGAGTACCTGCATACTGCTTGGGACTTCAGAGTGGTCAACGGACAAGAGGCTGATGATGCTATTGGAATCCATGCCACGAGCTTACGAGACAAATCGGTAATCGTTACCATTGACAAAGACTTAGACATGATTCCTGGTTATCACTACAACCCAGTCAAGAAAGAGAGTTATTACATCGACGACAAAGAAGCTATTAAAAACTTCTACCGACAAATCCTTACTGGAGATAAGGTAGATAACATCGAAGGCTTACGTGGTATCGGTCCTAAGAAAGCAGATAAGATCCTTGCTGAAGCTGAGACAGAGCTAAAGATGTATGAAGCTGTGCTGAAGGCTTACGATAACAATCAAGAACGTGTAATAGAGAATGGTCAATTGTTATGGATTAGGCGACAGGAAGATGAGCTATGGCAACCACCGACACAATAGTTTACTTAGAATGGGTTGATGCAGTAGCCAGCTCAGGATGGTCTAAGAAGGGTGTTGGTGATACTGCAAAGTGTAAAGCAATAGGGTTCATGACGTTTGAGAACAATGATTGTGTACACATCGCAGCCACCATACATGATGATGAGTGTAATGGATTGATGATCATTCCTAAAGCATGGATTAGTCAATGGACGGAGATCGATATTGAAGCCTTCAAGCGCAAAAAACAAAGGAAGACTACTGCAAAAGCTAGTAGTTGAGAAACTAAGAGATACTTTTAATCTGAGCGAACATGACTGCAAAAGTACACCAATGGGTACACAGGGCGAGGATGTCTGGCTCTCGTCGAATGCTTTGGAGAGATTCCGTTACGGCATCGAATGCAAGAACAGAGCAAGAATCGCTATCTTCAACGACTACGAACAAGCAATACGGCACTGTGAAGGAAAAGAAACAGAGCCTTTACTGGTTCTGAAGCAGAATAGATCTACACCTTTAGCTGTTGTTGATCTTGATCACTTCATAGAGCTAGCATCAAAGGCTAAGTTGTATGATATCCAGCAACGACAAAAGACTGTAGAGCAAAGTAAACTAGCAACCACACTGAGAAAAGTATATGGCAAACATAAAGGTTGATTACTTATTACACATGGGTGATGACTTAACAGTAGTTAATGCAGCCCGTGTGTCCTTTGATAAAGAGTCAGAGGCTACTGATTGGTTTGACACAGAGCAAAGTAACCATTACTTCCCTTTACCTGTGTTAGATCCTAAAGATGTCAAGCTGATTAAGTATCTAGCTAAACATAACCATTGGAGTCCCTTCAGTCATTGCTTTATCCAGTTCAGGGTTAAAGCACCTATATTCGTAGCTAGGCAGTTGATGAAGCATACGGTAGGGTTAGCCTGGAATGAAGTCAGTAGACGCTATGTTGATAGCTCACCAGAGTTCTATCAGCCTACTTATTTCAGACGTAAAGCACCCAATGTCAAGCAAGGTAGTTCATCAGAGCCTGTACAAAGTTTCACAGACTGGAATGAAACAGTTGACAAGTACACTGCTTATATGGTAACATTGTATGAGCTGATGCTTAAGGAAGGTATTTGCCCTGAGCAAGCTAGGATGATTCTCCCCCAATCCATGATGACTGAATGGTATTGGAGTGGGAGCCTTTACGCCTTTGCTAGAGTATGTCAATTAAGGTTAGCAAAGGAAGCCCAAGCAGAGACAAGGATCGTTGCAGAGAACATCTGCCGAGTCTGCTCTGAAGTATTCCCTAATGCCTGGGATGCCCTAATGAATGGAGATGAAGATGAGCGACAGTAGAATTAGCCTACATGTGTCAATAATGTCAGAAGAAAACGAAGAAGGAAAGAAGTTCAACGCTGACTATGGTTATCCACTACAACATATGGTGGATATCAATGTTACTTACGATAGTGATGTTGCATGGCCTAAGCTGTTGGAAAGAGCGTGCGAAGCTATCAGTTCTTACTACGGTTACGATGTTAAAGATAAAGTATTCGTTAACCAGTTCGGAAAGATCGTTAACATTTTCGGACATGATGATCCTGTAAACTACGAAACAGATTCAGACGCTGATGCGAATCCTACTACTTGATATCGAATCAGCACCTAACACTGCGTATGTCTGGGGTTTGTTCCAACAAAACATCAGTATCAGTCAAATCGTAGACAGCAGTAGTGTTTTGTGCTGGTCCGCTAAGTGGTATCAAGGTGATCAGTTAATGTTCAGCAGTATCCTAAACGGTAAGAAGACTATGCTAAAGAAGATCCATAGTCTATTAGATGAATGCGATGCTGTGGTACATTACAATGGAACTAGGTTTGACATACCAACACTCAATAAAGAGTTCCTAGAGGCTGGTATGTCTCCTCCAGCACCCTACCATCAGATTGATCTACTTAAGACTGCTAGAAAGGAGTTTAGGTTTCCTAGTAATAAGTTAGACTATGTAGCTAGGGCGTTAGGACTAGGACAAAAGACTAAGCATGAAGGCTTTGAACTTTGGATCAAGTGTATGAACAAAGACAAAGCAGCATGGGAAGTCATGGAGCAGTACAATAAACAGGATGTCATATTGCTGGAGAAGGTTTATGAGCGATTTCTTCCCTGGATTCGAACCCATCCTAATATCAGCGTCAACAAAGACCACCGAAGCTGTACACGATGTGCTAGTATCAATCTACAGAGACGAGGGTTTAGTACCTCCCTTACAGGAAAGTACCAACGCTATCAATGCCAAGACTGCGGTGGATGGCAACAACAAAGAAGGAGTGAACCAATTGCTGCCGAAATACTCAAACCAAGCTAAACAGGTTGGTGGTGATCATTACAAGCAGACAACACTACAACCTTGGGATGTTATCTCAGCATGGTCGTTAGACCCTTGGTTAGCTAATGTTGTTAAGTATGTACAGAGACACCAGCGAAAGAACGGTAGAGAAGATCTACTTAAAGCAGTACACTATCTGGAGTATGTGATTGAGAACTATGACTTAGTAAAGAGTAAGTATTATAAGGAGTGACTATGGCTTTAACGATTCTGGACTTATTTGAAAAACTTAAGAGACTGGATGAAATATCTCTACTTGAGATATTGAACATAACAGCGGAAGAACTGGTAGACAGGTTTGAGGACAGAATCGAAGCCATGTTTGACCAACTTGTTGACGAAATAGATGACACCGAAGAGGACGAAGAATGAAGTTAAATAACTACTCAAGTTTTATCCACAAAAG